AAAGCAATGAACAGTGGATCGGTTGAAGAAGTTGGTAAAGCATTTGCCAAGGCAATTGAAGATTATTGTCAGCGTGCTGCAGAAGCGGCCGCGATTAGAAGTTTGGAATACCAATAATGGAACAAAATGCTCTATCGAGTTTTTTACGGCAACTATATGACATCGAACCATTAACAATTGAAGAAGAGGTAATCCTTGCAGAACAAATACAATCCGGAGACGAATTTGCCAGAAATAAACTCGTAGAGCATAATTTAAGATTTATTCCATACGTACTAAAGAAAATGCCTCAATGGCAATACAGTAATATTGCTTTTGAGGACTTCATTGCTTGCGGTTACGAGGCACTACTGCTCGCAGCACGGAAATGGAAACCACAAGAGGGCATTAAGTTTGTAGGCTTTGCTAAGCCATTTATTGAAAGGGCAATTGTTCGATATACAGAGAACCACGGCAACATTATTCGATTGCCTTCAAACGTGATCGAAGAAATACGACGTATGAAGTATGCTGAAACGCAATTAATCAAAGATCTGAACTGTGAACCGACAATAGACCAGGTTGCAAACGCAACAAATCTCACTCAGAAACGGATTCGGCAGTTGCTTAGTTTTATTCAGCTCCAGCCTTCGTCGTTAGAAGCATTGAACACAGATCACTTAGATACAATTGAAGACGGAGAATAAGATGCACCTCACAGAAGAACAACAAAAAGCGTATGACCATTTCATTCGCTGCAGAGATACAGTTAAGATCGTACAAACAAAAAACAATGCTAAATTACCATACGTTCCATTTAGTGACGTATTAAAATGTGTTGATATTCCTGGATTAAACCATCCGGTGTACGAACCTAATGAGTTGTGGTTGGAATATAAGGCTGCATTTGCAGCGTGGTTAAAAGTGGCACCGTATCGCAAGCCAATGAGTGCGATAGCGGGTGATTATGGGAAAGCAGATAATTGGGAGTCAAATAAAAGAAAAGAGTAACGTTAACAGACGTATACGATGACAAAGGCGATATGCTACGCATCGAGGCGCACGATTTAGAAGGTGAATTTGTAATACAGGCAGTATGGGATCCAACGGATGAACAAACTAGCGAGAATCGCGAAGAGTTTAGAAAGTGGTTTTATAGAATGTTAAAAAATAAGGAGTATCAATTATGAAGTTCTTTTTATTATTTGTATGGCTATTTTTTATGGTTCACATGGCTGCAGCACTAGCAAATGACAGCATCATCGTCATCAATCAGCCCAACGGTGGACAGACAGTATGCGTCTATCAAGGGTCTTATGTAGTCTGTTACTAGTTTGAGCACCCCTTTGTGTACCCCTTGGGTACTAGTATTGAGAACGATGTGGTACCCAAAATAGTTGTTTGCAATCAAGGACTTACGATCAAAAAACCACTTTGGGTACCACTTGTAGCACAAAAAGCGTAAGTTGGTAGGGGGATATAGAATATTCTTTTTTTTATTTTAGTAAGTAAAATAGAAAAGAAGTAGTACAAGTGGTACCCAAGCACCGTAAGCCTTTGATTCTAAAGTAAAAAGTTGGGTACCCCTTTGGTTTTAGAAGTGGTACCCAAAGTAAAAGAAGTGGTACCCAAGTAGTCTAACGCCTTGATTCTAAAGGAAAAAGCAGTAAAAAGAAGTGGTACCCAAGTTGTAAGTAGTTGATTTTGTTAGTAAAAATATAACAAGCGATACTCTGTATAATTAGTCCCGAAAGGAAACGACATGAAACGATTAAACGAAGCAACAAACTCTTTTTATAAGAGTGGATTCACAAGAGAAGACGGTAAGCGCTTTTATGGTTACACAAAGCGTGTACGCAAAGACGGCTTCTTCATTGAGTTATGGTTAGCACCGGAAGCCTACGCTGCAAACAGAGCTAAGAAAGCAGAAAAGCGAGCTGCCCATGGACAGCAATAAGGTTTGGACCGAGCTCTTACAGGCAATCATGCACCGTGGTGAGATCTGCGCACCGAGAGGCAAGATTATCAGCGAGGTGATCAACGCCTCATACACAATTGATATGCAGTCTCCTGTGATCACTAAGCGCGCCAGAAAGATGGCTTACGGCTTTATGTTTGGCGAAGCAGCATGGATTGTATCTGGCAGCAATTGGCTTTCAGCCATTTCCTACCACATGAAGCGCTATGCTGATTTCAGCGACGACGGTGTGTTCTTAAACGGCGCGTATGGACCCAAGGTTGCAGAGCAATATACTTATGTGGTCAATACACTGCTCAATGACTCAGACTCACGACAAGCCGTCATGGGTATTTGGCGTGAACGCCCTGCTTCATCTAAAGACATACCTTGCACATTGACAATGCAGTTCTTCATCCGCAACAAAACGCTGCACGCCGTCGTGAATATGCGCAGCCAAGATGCTGTATGGGGATTCTCATACGACATCTTTACATTCAGCCAGGTAGCAAACATGGTTCGCGTCCTCTTACTCAATCAAGGCGTTGCAGTGCAACTAGGTCTCTTGCACGTTCAGGTTGGTTCAGCGCACATCTATGAGCACCACTTCGCTGATCTGCCAACATGGATCAATTGCAGCGAGCATGACTTAACAGCATCACACCGAGCAAGAGATCTTGCTGCGTTTGTTGGTACGCCACACCAACTGATTAACCGATTAGAGGAGTATGCTGATGAGTTTCGCAACTGACCTTCATGCGTTTCATTTGAAGTATGGTTTTTATGATGAGCCGTTCACAGCATCAAAGCTTGCGTTCCGTATTGACCTCCTTGACGAAGAGATGAATGAGCTCAAGGAAGCGCTGTCTGCGCAAGACGCTGAGAACGTGGTTGATGCTCTGATTGATCTCATTTATATAGCAACAGGTACGCTTGATCTGGCTGGCATTGACATTCCAAAAGCTTGGTCAGCAGTGCATGATGCGAATATGACGAAGATCAGAGGTATCAAACCAGGCAGAGAGCAATCAGGCGGCTTTGATGTCATCAAGCCAAACGGTTGGGAAGCACCATCGCACGAAGGGAATCACGGATGCCTGCCAACAATACTCGCTTAATTGCAGCTCACATGGCAGCAGCTGAAGCCTATGCGCAGCTGTCTCACGCCAAGCGTAACCACGTTGGAGCAGTGATTGTTAAAGACAATCGCGTCATCAGCGTTGGCTACAACGGCATGCCTGCGGGTTGGGATAACGAGTGCGAGGATGGTGACACCACACGGCCTGAAGTGCTCCATGCAGAATCAAATGCGTTGATGTTTGCAGCGCGCACAGGTACAGCAACAGAGGGCTGCGATTTAGTGGTAACACTGTCGCCGTGCTTTGAATGCGCAAAATTGATTTTGCAAGCAGGAATAAAAGCAGTATATTACAAAGAACAATATCGTGATCCCGATGGGATTGCGTTTTTAAAAAAATCTAAAATAAAGGTCAAACATGTCAAATGATAATGTAACTCAGATCCTTGAACAGCGTGGCAATCGCTACGGTACGTTTGAAGCCAACTCACAACTCACTCAATCATTACAAATCCTTTTTGCGTCGTATCCAGGTTGGGATAAGATGAAGCCGTATCAAAAAGAGGGCCTAGAAATGATTGCTCATAAGATCTCACGCATTCTCAATGGCGATCCGAACTATGATGACTCATGGGTTGATATAGCAGGTTATGCTCAGCTCGTTGTCGATGCTCTTCGCTATGAGGCTGCTGCCAATGGAAAATAAACCAACAGCATTGCCTGTCGTATTTGAGGCGATACCGTTGTCGATTAAAAAGATTCCACGGTTTGTAATGTGGAAATACGTTGAGATCGGCAAAGGCGATACAAAGCGCTGGTCTAAGCTTCCGCTGCAGATCAACCACTCAGCCGCATCATCAACTGATGCTGCGACATGGATTGATTACTTCACTGCAGAAGAGGCTTATAAAAAAGGTGGCTTCGATGGTATCGGTATTGTATTCACAGGCGAAGACAACATCATCGGCATTGACTTAGACGATGCAAGGGATCCGAACTGCGGCGCGCTCACTGAGTTCGCGCACAAGGTGCTTGACAACGTTAAAGGCTACGCTGAAGTCTCACCATCAGGAACAGGCATCAAGATATTCACGCGCGCTGATCTTGCGTATGCACACGTAGACCATTCCATTGGTTTAGAAATCTATCCAAAGTCGCGGTTCTTCACGGTGACAGGTCATATCATTGGCAGCGGCGATCTACCAGACAACGTACAAGACCTCACATCGTTTGTGCCGGTCAGAACAATCAACCAATCAGGCGATCCATTAGCGAACTACAATCCGCCGATGGAAGGTTATGACATTGCTCGTGTTGAATCAGAAATCTTGTCTAAGTTTAGCCCTGAAATGGGCTACGATGATTGGCGCGAAATTGGTATGTGCTTACATCATCAGTTCAGCGGATCCTATGAAGCGTTAGAGTTATGGGAGCGTTGGAGCTATGGTGACGGTTCAGTTGAGAACTACGTAGCAGGCGCAACAGACGAAAAGTGGCCGACGTTTAAAGGTCAAGGCGTTACATTGCGCACGCTGCTGTTTAAGATCTCACAGCGTAACTTAAAGGCAGCGCTTGCTAAAGGTGAGGTTGTGCTCGATGAAAAGAATCCGTTACATAATGCAACGCGCTTCTTAGAATCGTTCTACGATAACGAAGAAGGTACAAGGCTTGTGCGGTATGCAGATGACTTCTTTGTGTATGAAGGAACGCACTACCGTATCATTGAAGAAGCAACGGTGCGCTCACAGTTGTATAGGTTCTTAGACAAATGCAAGAAGCAAGATCGCAAGGGCAATGTACTGCCTTTCAATGCAAGCGCACCGGCAGTCAACATGGTGCTAGATGCGTTAAAAGCGATTGTGCATTTGCAGCAGAACATATCAGCGCGCCCGCCAATCTGGTTAGAAGGTTACGATACTAACAGACCACCGGCAGAGAAGCTGATTAGTTTACAGAACGGGTTGTTTCACTTTGAAGATGCTGTGTTGTTACCGCATACATTGGGCTTCTTTACAGAAAATGCGTTGCAGTTCAGCTATGATCCATCAGCGTTCTGCCCGACCTGGTTGAAGTTCATGTCAGACCTTTGGCCTGACGATCCAGATAGTATTGCCTTACTGCAAGAGTACTTTGGATATATTCTCTCTGGTGATACGCGGCAGCAGAAGTTCTTAAACATTATTGGGCCGCGCCGTTCTGGTAAAGGTACTATCAATAAGATACTCGTATCTTTATTAGGCCAGCATAACATCGTATCGCCGCAGATGGAAGAATTAGTCGATACGTTCGGTCTGCAGCCATGGCTTGGTAAAGTATTAGCGTCGTTCACTGACGCGCGTTTGATTGGGCGTGACAGTGCCGGTATTGTATCGCAGCTGCTGCGGATTGTAGGTAATGATCCAATTACAGTAAACAGAAAGAACCGCGAGTCATGGCACGGCTTCTTACCAACGCGTATCATCGTGTATTCTAACGAGGCGTTGCAGTTGCAAGAGAACTCAAACGCGTTGACAGGTCGTATGTTAGTGCTGCAGATGACTAATAGCTTTTTTGGTCGCGAGGATATAACGCTATCAGATAAGCTCAGTGATGAATTACCTGGCATCTTTAATTGGGCGATGGAAGGTCATACTCGCCGCTTAGCAAGACCTGGTGAGCGTTTCATTCAACCGGCAACAGGACAAGAGACGCTTGACTTTATTTCTGAGCTGAATAACCCATTAATAGAGTTCATGGACGACGTGCTTGAGTTTGATAAAGAAGTACAGACTGAAAAGAACGAAGTATTTAATTGTTACAAACGGTGGGCGACGCAGAAGAACATACACCCTGGAACTGAGATGGCGTTCAAAAGACGGTTCATATCAGCGACGCAGGATAAAGGTGTACGCACTTCTATTGACCGCTCGAATAAAATGCGCCGTCATGTTTATATTGGTATAAAATTAAACGAAGCAGCGCAAAAGTATATTGACTCAATTACCAGTTTTGAATCACAGGAGATTTTTTAATGATGGATAAAGATGATGAGCGTATGATCTACGCTGCGTTTGCGTTAATGGGATTAGTGGCGCGAGGCGAGAGCCCTGCTATTGCTGCTGATCAGATGTGGCAGTATGCTAACTTTGCAATGAATTATAAGGAACCTAAAGATGAAACTATTTAAAAACATTTACATTAAATATTTAGGTGGGCCAGACTCTACTGACATGGCGCGTAGAGAGCTTGAGCAATCACGCAAAGCATTCTTAGAGGCTAAAACGCACACTGAGTACTACAACGCGCAGGTAGATTTTGAGACAAAACGTATTAAGCGTCTTGAAGATTACCTTGCTGACATTGACGGAAAGAAGAAAACAAAATGATCAAGAACTTTATTATCTTCGGATTGTTTTTAGCTCTCGCTATATCAATTAATTTTCCTATAGTAGAAACAGCCGAAGTAAAAGAATGCGTTAAAGAACCGTACGAGCAAAATCAAATGGTCGGCGGTTGTGTCATGCAAAAAGCAAGCGGCAGATGGATAAGGACATGCGGATGAACGCAAATGAACTAGCTGATGAATTAGAAGAGTTTTCTGGTGATGGTGCATTTAAGTATTACTTAGAGATAGCCACCATGCTACGCCAACAACAAGCTGAAATAGATGCCTTGAAAGAAAGAAATTTATTTCTTGAATCAATTTATAGAATAATAAAGGTACGAGAAAAATGACAACCCGTGACGGCGGTAAGGGCGACCAGCAACGCCCACTCACCATACCAAAAGAAAAGTTTGAGTCTAACTGGGACGCCATCTTCAAAAAGCCGAACCCGTTA